TGGCTCTGCCATCGGCTCAAGGTGCTCGGGCCCGCGACGTGGCGCCATAGGCAGCGTCGGCGGCAACGTCGGCGGTGCGGGCGCCTCCGATAATCCAGCGGCTCGGCGCTCGCGACGAATGCGGGCGTTGGTCTCTTGTACGGTCTCGTGCGCCACGCCGCCGGGCGGCGGCTCGTGCTCGCCGGGGAAAGGCAGGGTTTCGTGCTTCTGCCACCCGCGCTCGCGTAATATCTCGTTCCAGCTTTTGCCGCCGTGCGCCTTTTCCGCACGCTCGCGTATTACCTCTTCCCAACTTCTGCCGCCGGGCGCGGTTTTCATGATGTCCGGTGTGGTCGCGATCGAAAAGGCGGCACCAAGCCACGGGAAAAATCTTGTGAGCGACGCGGGCGACGTTCCTATAAATCTTGAGAGCCATCCGCCGCGCGCGGCTGTTGCTGCCGCGCCGGCCGCCCCGCCAGCGGCAGCCGCCTCACCGGCGGTTGCACTGGCGCCGGTCGCGCCGGCGCCGGCTGCGGCGGCGCCTGTTGCGGCTGCGGCTGCGGCTGGGGCCGCCCTCAGACCTAAGAAACTGACCGCTGCGCGGGCGGCAAGGCTCAGCGCCGCAAAGGACGCGGCAGCGGCAAGAGCCGCGGCGCCGACCGCCTCTATCGGATGGTCTTCAACAAAGTGCGCCAAACTTTCGTCGAGCTTGGTGAAGGACGGAGCGATATGGTCAATGATCTGATTGGTTAGGTTGCGGATCGCGGTAGCGAGTTTTGCGTTGGCTTCTTCTACTTTCTCGCCGTGCTTGATCTGCCCTTCAAGTGACTCGTTAAGCTCGTTAATTTTCTCGCGGCTTAGCTCTTGAAGCGGATGTTCTTTGAGTCGCCGATATGCGTTCGGATCGATGCCAAAAACTTCGAACGCCAGTCTTTCCACATCAGCGGCGGCGTGTTGGCGCGGAGCGATGTCGCCGCGCTGCTGGAATTGCCGACGCTCAACCTCCTCGCTACGCTTTAGAAAGTCGATCGCATAATTGATGGCAGCGGTCTCGCGGCCCGCGCCGCGCAATTCCATGACCCCGCGCAACGCCTGCATGGTCGCGGGCACCGAGCCGGGCTGAACAACTGCCGAAACCGCTTGATATCCGGCCGGGCCGGGGCGGCTCAATTTCGTCGTGGTAGTAAAGAAACTCTGTAAGGTCCGGTCGGCCTCCGCCCCTTTGATGCCAACCTGGTGCAATTGCTCGGCGAGATATTTGAACTGCGCCGGCAACACGGCGGCCGATTGGCTTCGCACGCTTAGCGTTGTCATGCGTTCGGCGAATTCGCCGACAACGTTGTTCAACTCGTACAGCAGCGCTGGCACCGCGCCCAGCGCCGCCGTGAAGCCGGTGACCCCGGCCGTCGCCTCGCCGGCGATCTTGGTAAACTCGCGCAGCGGCAAGCCGGTGACTTGCGAGGCGAACTTGGTAATGTCCCTGAGCGCCTCGTTGACGCCTTCGTGGATTTTTTTCGTTTCCTCGGTGACGTGCTTGCTATGCTTCTCAATCTCCTCGGCGTGTTGCTTGAGCTTGTCGGCGCCGTTGGCGCCGGTCTGCTGCAATTCGCCCTTGATCGCACGCAGCCCCGCCGACGCGTTATCGACCAACGTAACTATGAGTTGAAGTTCTTGCTGGTCGGGCATCGATTAATCACCCCAGGGCGACGGTTCGGATTCGGCGCGCTGCATTTCCGCCAGCCGGATCGAATGCCGCAGGTGTATCTCGACCTCCCGCAGCGTCATCGCCAGGAAAATAGTGGGATCACAATGGTAGAAGTGGGCGAGGCGATAGCTATCAAGAAGCAGATCCTCGTCCTCGCCTACAAGAACGCTCCGTCGGGGAGAAAAAAACCCGCGAGACTATAGGCGCAGTTGTTCCAATCTTTCGGGTGCATCGGCTCAAGCAACGGCGCCAAGACCCCGGACAACTGCGCGATCATCCGGTTCATTTTCCCTTCGTGAATTATGAATTCACCAAACTGATTGATCTTCACCGGGTTCCCGGCAGTGATGATATCGCGGCCGGTCGGCTCGCGGAAAACGAGCTCGGTCACTTCCTCACCTTTGTTGCCGCGGATCGGCTTTCGAAGTTTGATCTTGAGCGGCCAAACTTCCGCGGGCGCCGCTTCGACGGACGCACCGCTCATATCAACGACCTCGCCGATCGGCGACGGGGCCGCCGCTGCTGCTGCGGTTTGATCTGTCATTAGCCGAGTCCTACTTCAGGGGACGCCCCTTGCTGGCCGGCGATGGATACGCTCGCCGGGGTGCCTTGAACCGCGGTCATGTTCATCCCTTCCCAGCGGACGCGGACCTGGCCGTCGCGTGTGTTCTGCTCCAACGCGGCCTTGCAGATCGCGTCGGACATATTGAACGTCCACCCGTTGGCGAGTTGAGCCACCACCGTGATGTCGGTTTGCTGGTCAAGGGTCGTGATGTCGAAGGCCGGGGTGGTCGAGAGGTCGGCCTCGATGTACGGCACGCGCGGCAATTCCTGATAGCCGTGGATGCCGTCCTGCCCCGCGAGCATGGTCCGCTCGACCATGCTATGCGAGACCGTGAAGTTGCCACGCAACGCCATCTGGACGCCGGCAACCGTAAGCCATGCGACCCCAGCGATTTTCTGGGCCATGATCTACTCCCGAATTTTTGAGATCAGAGGGAAGGGTGCGCCGGAGGGCGCCGGATCAGCCGCCGCCCGGCAGAATGCCGGTCACACCAACGGTCGCACCGCCACCAAGCATAGCGTTGGTCTGAAGCCGGAACTGCGCGAGGACAGCGAAGACGCGCAGTTGATTGATAAGCTGCGGCGGATAGAGCACGTTGACGCGATTAGGATCGGTCGAGTCCCGCTCCACCAGCAGGTTGGAGGTAAACTCACCGAGGGCCTGCACCAGGCCGTTGAACATATCGGTGCTGTACTCGGAAATCAGTTCCGCCTTGATCAGAGCCGGTGTGGCGACGACCTGGCCGGGACCGAAGCGGGTGCCGTCGTCGGCGAGTTTGCAGCGCGGGAATGCCGATGTGATCGCCTGTTTCTGGTTGCGGATCAGTCGCGCCAGGGTCGCGAGCGTCGTCACCAGTTCATAGGCGTCGTCCGGGAACCCGTAGAGGTTCAGCTGATAGGTCGTGGTTTCACGGCTTATCATCGGGTTGTTGCCGGCCGATGGCTTTTGCGTCGCCAGGCCGTTGGTGGCGAGTCCTTGCATTTCCATCGCGTTGAAGCGGGACCCGAGCGGCGCCAGCAAGATGCTATTGAGGATCAGAGTCTGCAGCGGGCGTCCCGGATCGTCGATCAGCGCATTTTGCGCCTGCGCCGTATAGGCCGCGGTCCACTCATAGACCGGGTTTGGTGCCTGCGGCTCAACCGCCATGACCGACAACACGCCGTTGTTTTGCGTGTTGCCCCAGGTGATCAGGTTCGCGTAGGTGTCGCGCTTGGCGCTGAAAAGATGCCCGTAAAGTTGGCGCATCCAGCCCCAGCGCCCGGCATCGGAAAAACCATATTCGGTTTCCCACGCCGCGATCGAAGCGTCGTCGGTGTAGGGGAGCGCCACATATTCATAGTTTTGCTCTCCAAGCGCCGCGATGGCGTTGGTGAAGTCGGGCACGCCAACGCCGCCAGTAAGCAGGCCGGTCGCGGGCAATGTCATCACCAGGCCGGGCGGTGTGACGTCGCCGCCGAGCGCCCCGTAGTAATTGGTCTGGACCGAGATATCGTTGCCGTTGACGCCCTTCCAGACGGCGGTCAACGTCACGGCGCCGCCGGTGCCCGAGGTCGCGAGGATCGGGAGGTCCGGCTGAAGGTTGATCGCGTCCACGATAGCAGTCGCGATGTCGTCCACGGTATCACTCGCCGCGACATCGACCGCCACTCTTTCGCCGCCAATATAGAGTGCGATGGTGCCTCCCTCGATCGGCGCCGTTGTGATCGTAATCGTGCCGGTCGCCGCCGTGCCGGCGGTCGGCTCGGCCACCGGCAGAGCGTAGACCATATTGGCCCTGTTATTGGCGAAGTACGCCATGAACATCCGGCTCAACTCCGAGCCCTGGCCGAAAAGATGATCGGCCTCCGCTTGCGATCCAACCGCAATCGGGATATCCGGTGTCGCGACGCCTTCCGTGATCTTGGTGCCGACAAGCAGCGCCGGCAGGCCGAGCACCGGCAAACCCGCCATACTCGGGTCCACTTCCACCCAATATAGAGGGATTTTAAGGTCGGCCGGGATTTGAGAAAATGAGATGGGCATTTAAGCCTCCTTTGCTCAAGCGTGCGCCGAGGTGTGGTGCGGCTGCGGCGGGGTTTGCCGCGTGTGCTCGGCGCTCTGGTGCTCTATGCGGCGGTCACCATCTTCAACCTTGGTGATCGATCCCTCTTTGATGCGGTTGTAAGTGAAGCTGTCCATCGGCCACTCCACCGATCCCGTCGAACGAAAGGCCATGCCGTGCGGGTGGCGCAACACCCGGCGGATTTCCTCTGTTGCTGGGGCCACGCGGACGCGTGGCGCCTCGTGGCGCTTGCGAATCGTCGCGAGTCGCTCCTTGTGCCAGGCATTGCGGGTGGAGCGCGGGTCGGGCGTGGGCGCGCCCTGGATGCCCGCGCGCGGTCGTGCGTCGGCCATTGTGGTTACCTCCGGTTTGTGGGGTGAGGTCAGCGCTGCTCAGAGTTAGCGGCCCCGGTCGCGCCCGGTGGCTCCGGTTCCGCCGGTGAAGTCGTATTGAACTTCGATGGGCTGCACTTGCGTCGGGTCGGCGTTCTCGGGCGCAATCGTCATGACGATGAGGTCGAGGTCGTTGGTAATGACCGGGTCCCATCTGGTGCGATATTTGCAAAGGCACTCGTATCGAATTTCGGCGGTAGGAGTTTCGTTATTGAGACCGACCGCTCCATAAACAAATTCGCGATGGCCGGCGACGACTCCCTCTATTCGCGTGTTATCCCCGGTGCCGCTCGGGACAAGCATGTTGGTCAAGGAGTCGTTGCACCATAGCCCGTGCATCAGAGACCACCACGCCGCGTCCAATTTTTGCTCGGCAACGTCCGGGTCGTTGTTCGCAATCACGATTGAAAAGCCGATCTGGAATTCGTGAATAAAGCGAATATCTCCGGCATTAAGGTCGCCGTCTGGCGACATGCGCTCCTGCAAAATGTAGACGCCGAGCACCGGCAGGTCTTGCTTCTGAATTGGCTTTTGGTTGGTTCGCAGCAGCGTAAAGCCATCGAACAAAGGCAACAGCGCCGCGACGAACGCCTCGCGCAGCACCCATGTATAGCTCTGCGTTTCAGTAATGCCGCGCGGCATCCGCACGACGGCTGCGCGCCGCCGACCGCTGCGCCTGACGATATCGGTCACGGTCACGGGGTCACGTCCAATTGACGGTCTCGTGGAGCGCCCGCGTCAGGCGGTCCACAAATTGCGCGTAGAGGATTTCACGCAAGATCGGCCGCGTCGAATGCCGCAGGCGCACCGCGATCACTGCCTCGCTTGGACGCTTGCGCTTGCTGCGGATGCGTCGCCGCAGTCCTGCTTGATAGGCCCTCGACCGGAGCACTTCCGCCCGCGAGTGCGGCCGGATCAGCGTCAACGCCCTGGTCTTGCGCGCGCGCCAGCGCCGCCGTTTGACCGCCGGCCGCTTGCGGTGCATGTCCTGCGTCTGCCACTGCGATAGTTCGCGGGGCATTTCGACCGACCCGAAATAGGTTATGTGGCCAACCATCGACCCGACTTTTTTTGCCATAGCGTCGAAGTTGATCGCTTCGAATGTCAGAGGCACGGGAACCCCTCCGATCAGAATGATCCTGCTTGCGCCTGTAGTCGCCGCCTTCACCGGCGCCAGCGCCGAACCGCTGCCCCCAGCCGAAGCTGGCCGGGCCCGGGTGGCCTGCGCTCGGGCGGCCGGCGGTGATCAACCCCGACGCGTTCGTGCGCCCGAAAAATGCGCGCGCTTGGGCGATCGGCCACCGAGACCAAAACCGGTTTTGTCATCCGTGTTGTTCGCTCTCTATCTTGCCGGCCACATGGGACCGGACGCCGAGGAATATCGCGAGGCTATCATTGAAGCGTGGCTTAAGACCGTCCGCAGGCTGGTTCCGGTATGCCAACAGCAAATTCTGGCGCGGACAACAGCGAGAGGCAGCGCATGACCGCCGGCGCTGGAAAATACGATGCGGTGACCACCAAGGTTCGCGAGGAGACACAGGCCGAGGGTATCATCCTTGTAATTTTTGGCGGCAACAAAGGAGACGGCTTTAGCGTCCAAGCGACATCCGACATTCTCCTCGACCTTCCAAAGATGCTTCGCTCAATCGCCGATCAAATCGCGGCGGACCTCGGAAATGGCGGGCCGCCCAATTAGGGAGCCGTGGTGATCGAGCGCAACTGCAACGTGGTCTCACCGCCGCCGTTCTTCCACGCGTTGATGACCTCGAAGTCGCCGAGCGCGACCATCGCGCCGCCATCAGCCGGGATGTTTATCAGGTCGCCTTGCTGCGGCACGACAGTGAACTCGATCTCGCGGACATCGACCAGCGTTCTTTGGTCGGTGATAATGCTCCCGTCTTCGGCCTGAACGTTCTGCTCGTCGGTGTTGTAAATGCCGCGCGCGTCGTAAGCCGGCTCGCCGGGCTGCGAGACTACCGGCGTGACGGTGATCGTGCGCGCAAACATGTCGTAGTTCGGCAGGTAGATCAGCGAGGAGTAATCGACGCCCATTTTAAACCTCAAGGCGCAAGTACGGCCGCAGGATATTCATCACCGCCATGTGGGTCGGCGAGCCGGCGCCGCCCATCGCGGCTTCGAGCATTTTTACCGGGTCCTGAAAAGCTACCCGGGCCTCCTTGTGCCCGAGCAGGCGAATGCCGGCATAGGCTCCGAGCGACGCCAGCAGTTTGCTTTGCACGTTGAGCAACGCCACCGCCTGCTTAAGCGGCAAATCCGCTTCGTCCGGCAAGTTGTATCCGCCGGAATAGGTGACGATGACCGGCTCAATCCAGGCGCCGGTGAGGCATTCCAATTTCCCGCTCTTTTCTTCGAGCACGTACACGCTCGGGTCGAGGACGTTGCCCGGCGGACTCTCGACGCTTTCGATATCCGCCTCCACGACGGGCCAATGCGAGAGGAAAATCCGCCGCCCGGTCGGCGCCGCGTTGTTCGGCCAGACCATGCCCTCGGGATAATAGGGCGAATAAACGGGCGGATAATACCGGGCGTCGATCGCGAGGTCGCCCCAGCACTCGCGAACCTCCTCATAGGCAAAGGTGCGATTGCACAGGCCCGCCACCGTTAGCGAGTTGATGCTGATGAATAGCTGAAGCTGCTGGTCATCTGACGTGTCGGTGAGCGACAGCCCCATCAAGAGCTTCGCCTCAGTCAACGTGATCAAGTCAAAATTGGTTCCTGGAGTCAGGATTTCGATAACGCGATCAGCCATGACTCTGCTCCTCGACCGCGCGATATTGCACAGCGTCCTACTGCCAGGATGTGCTTGGGATCAGACTACTCGATGCCTCCCGCCGGCGGGTTGTCGTCGAGCGTCACTAATTTCGCGCGCACCGCAGCGTCCTTTGCTTCAAGCAACTTTCGCAACGCCACCGAGCGCTCCGGATGTCGCGGCAGCGTCGCGAAGACGTGGTGCGCCAGGTCGCAAAAGGGCCTGCTCACCTCGGCGAGTTCGGGCCGCAGGTGCCCGATGCTGAAGAACCGGAGAATGGATTCGCTATCGACCGAATTGGCCATGGTCTGCTCTTTATGTTGATCGATCAGGTGTCATTCTGGAATTGCTCGAACAGGCCGCGAAGTTCGAGCGGCGGACCTTCGCGGCCGTCGGACATCACCGGCAACGCCAGGTAGCGCGCGCGATCGACCCGCCAGGACTTGATTATCGGCGCTGCCTGGCCGGGGTCGCCCTTGTCCCCCTTGTCGCCCTTGGCGCCCCGTTCACCGGTGACGCCGCGCTGGCCCTGCCGCGCCAGGAGTTGCCACCCATCGCCGGGACAGGTTCCCGGGTTGTCCCGGCGCGCCGCGAACGCGCCGCCGTTAAGCGCGACGATATCGAGCGCGGCATAGCGGGCCTCCGGATCATAGGTGCCGATCAATTTCAGCGATCGTCCGTCGTCACCGGGTACCGCAAGGCAAATCCAATCCTTGCCGCCGGGCACCATGCCGGTGTCCCGGACCGCCTGCCAAGTGCCGCCGGCATAGACCGCGACCTCGCCCTGGTAACACACCTCGTCCGGGCACCATTCCTTTGCGACTGGCAACCGACCTGGAGGGCCTTCCGGACCGCGCGGGCCCACAATGCTCTCGCCTGGGTCTCCTTTTTCGCCCTTTGGCCCAGCCACGCTCTCGCCGGGCGAACCTCGGTCGCCTTTAGGCCCGACAGCCCCGGCCGGTCCTGCATTTCCGTCCGCTCCTCGGGGCCCCATGGCCCCCCTTAAATTGCCGATATGAATCCAACCGATCGCACCTTGTCCACATTGCCACAAATCTCCGCTTTCCCGGTCAAGATAGATAGTTCCTCCGAGCGCCTCCATTGTCGGGGCGCCAACCCCGGCAACTATCGATCGGCCTGGCGAGCCGGCGACTCCTTGAGGGCCAATGGGACCCGGCGGGCCAATTTCGCCCCTTGGCCCAACAACGCTTTCGCCAGGATCGCCCTTCTCTCCCTTCGGGCCAGTGATGCTTTCGCCCGGCGGCCCCGCGGGTCCGGTTTCGCCCTTCGGGCCGACGATGCTTTCCCCAGGATCGCCCTTCGCGCCCTGCGGTCCAACAATGCTTTCGCCAGGCGGCCCCGCCGGCCCCGTGGGTCCGGTTTCGCCCTTCGGGCCGACGATGCTTTCCCCAGGATCGCCCTTCGCGCCCTGCGGTCCAACAATGCTTTCGCCAGGCGGTCCCGCTGGCCCCGCGGGTCCGGTTTCGCCCTTCGGGCCGACGATGCTTTCCCCAGGATCGCCCTTCGCGCCCTGCGGTCCAACAATGCTTTCGCCAGGCGGTCCCGCTGGCCGACCCAGCGGTCCAATTTCGCCCCTCGGCCCGACAACGCTTTCGCCAGGATCGCCCTTCTCTCCCTTCGGGCCAGCGATGCTTTCGCCCGGCGGACCCTGCGGACCCAGCGGTCCAATTTCGCCCCTCGGCCCGACAACGCTTTCGCCAGGATCGCCCTTCTCTCCCTTCGGGCCAGCGATGCTTTCGCCCGGCGGACCCGCGGTGCCGTCCTTGCCGTCGTGCACCAGCGCAAGGCGCTCGGCAACTTGGCGGGTGATAGCATCGAGCCGCTCGGCAACTTGCCGGCTAACGGCATCGAGTTTCTCGACCACCATCGCGCGCAACTCGGCGACGAGCGTCCTGCCTTCCGCTTCGATCAGCGCGCGCTCGCGGAACCACTCATGGCGTTGGTCGGCGAGTATCTCGCCGAGCAGTTGGTTCCAAGCCTCAGTTAAAGCGTCGGCCGCTTCGGGTGGCGGCATTGAGGAGTTGCTTGCGTGCCCGTTTGACGTCATCGGAGTAGTCTTTCGGCGCCCACCCGCGGGCCTGCTGGGGCGGCGCACCCGGAGGAGCGTGCGGAGCTGGCGCCGCTGGAATAGCCCCCGCCGCGCTTAGCGGGACGACCTGTTGCTGAACTCGGGGCTCATCACCGAATTTGACGCTATCGAGGCCTTCCTTATTGCGCGCTTCATTCGGAGCGTAGATGCCACCTTGAACGCCGCGCGTAAGGGCCTCGATGCGATCTTTGTCAGCCGAGCGCAGCAGCGCCGAAGTATCGAATTCGACGTATTCATCCGGCTGGCCCTTGAGCGCGAACAGAAGACCGAAGGATTCCTCGATATGGTTGAGCGCAAAGCCGAGCCCGGTCGCAATCCAAAACTGCATCAGCACTTCGGTCGAGGAAAAGGTCTGGCCGCCGAGCCCAAGGATTTGCAGCGGCACGCGAAACGCCAGGGCAATGTGCGTCTCGGCGATCTTCATAGTTTCGGCAATTTGCGCGTCCCGTGAAACGTGCCCCCAGGGCTGCACCTTGAGGCCGGCAGTAAGGATCGGCGTCTTGCCAACATTGAGGCCGCGCGACTGCTCGTCCCATCGGTCGCGCAACTGCTGGACCTGGTCCTTGTCAAGGATGAGGTCGGTCGAGAGCACGGCGCTCGGCCGCGCCTGGTTGTGATAAAAGTTGGTCTGCTGTTGAAGAATGGATTCGCTCAGTCCGATTTCGTTCAACGACGCCAGCAGCGGCGTCTGGCCCCAGATTGGAAACGGGTATCGGCGGTTGCGATCCGCATGCAGGCGAATGTGCAGCACGTCCCGCTGCGGCACCGTGATCGGCAGACCATCGAATTCATACATGATGACCGTATTGCCGTGCAGATGATAAAACACGTCACCGGTCGTCGCGACGCGCGGAAACGACAGCCGCGAGTCCATCAGGTGCAATTCGACAATTTCGAACCGGGAGTTGCGGAGCGCCAGCGCGTAAGCATTCCCATCCAGATAAAGCTCCCGCGTCGCGTTCAACATGAAGTCGGACATCGACTGATAAGCGTTCGGGTGGCGCAGCACCCGCGCCAGCGACGAGTTGGTTACTCGGTCCCGCCCTCCTCTGCTGTTGAGGCGCCAATGGTCGCCCGGACACATCGCGACGGTTTGCGAATAGGCCGAAACGCAGGCCTCGACCATCGCCTGGCGCGTCCCGATCGGCTGTAGGTAATAGCCCTCCTGCCACCAGTTTGTGTTTGCTCCGTCCGGCAACCAGCCGCCGCTAAACGGCAGGAAATACGGGCCGGGCCGGGGTTCGCCCTCAATAGCGCGGGTGACCGTCCGCAGCGCCCTGGCGACAACTTCGCGCGCACCCATCGATGGAATCCAATCATGCCCGCACCGTGGGGGCGCCACAATACTCCTACCCCGGCGCCTCGCCGTCGCGGAGCAACGCCACGCGGGCGACGATGGGGCTGGCGTGGACGTTCACCGCTAAGGTCGCCTCGGCGCCTATCACCACCGCCAGGCCGGTCGTGATCACGAACGCCCGTTTCGTTATTCTCCCCTCCCATCACTTCGCTGGGTTACTCGCGCTGCGCCGCCGGTTGCGCCGGCGTCGGCCGCCTTGGTGTCGTATCTCTGTGAGCCGGACCCGCCGTGGTTTCCCGCGTCCGGTATTCACCACTGCCTGGGCGCGCCTCCATGTGACGGGTGGTGTACGGGTCGGGTCCTGATCCGTCGTCCTCGTGCCTATGGATGTGCGCGCCGAGGGCTGCCATGTCGTTCTCCTCCTGGGTGGGCGTCGGCCTGCCCTTGGAGCGCTCCTTGTAGTCGCCTTTCATGCGCTCGGTCTCTTTGCGGCTTTCGGCCAGTTGCTTTCTGGCGTTCTCAGTCGCAGCATTTTCCGCGTACTCAGTCACGTTCACTCCTCCTTCGTTGCGCCTTACCAGGTGATTCCCTGAGTAAAGACGATGGTGCCAGCGCGGCGTTGAACCCAGTTGCAGAACATGATGAGCCGTAGGGCGATGCTATCTGTTTGGAATAGCGAACGTTGCGGCTGAGCGACCACTCCGGGAGGCCCGCTATCGTCTACAAGCGGTAGAGGGTTCGTATCTTCCATGTGGAGGGTCGCCTGATCACTAAGTTCCAGTCTGGCGCCTTCACTTCCAACCGCAACAAAGTCAGCGGCATCGATCAAAATCATGGTGCCGAGCGGCACCGTAACGGAATCGATGTAGGGAATGTTGTTCAGCGTGCCCTGCTTGATTTCATCACGGAAGGGGAAAATGCCGGTGTTTGCCGCCGATGTGAGCGACGCCCGCTGTAGATTGGTCGGATGCATCAACCACACCGGGGCGCGGACGTTGCCGTAAGTTGACGCGGTGAGACCGCCGATTAGATTTTGAAGATCGCTCACGAGCGCATTGAGCGGCGCCGGGGGCGTGCCGATCGGGGTCGGTGTGATCGCGGTTAAGCCGTTAAGAAGCCCTGCAGGACGAACCACCGTCGCCGGGTTGGCGTCGATCAAAATAGTATCGATGGCGACGCCAGTATCGACTTGCACTGCTTCACGCAACACACCCTCAATGGCGGGGATGCTGAATTCATCGATCTCCCGCGACCAGGAAGTGATCACCCCGACTTTTTTTGGTGTGAGTGTCTGCGACGTGAAGGCGCCTTGCCGAACCGGGATCGGCTGACCTTCACCGACGAACGAGCCGGCGAGCGATGGCACACGCGAACGAGTTGGAATGATAATACGGCCGGCGCGCCCGAAACTAAGCGCCAACCCTCTTTGCGCGAGCCTGGTGTAGATCGCGTGCGGGATCAACAGCGGCATCAGATCGGTGTAAATCTGGTGCACCAGTTCGGCGGCCCAGCCGGTGACCGTGGTGAAGGCCGGCGCCGATTCCGCGCGCAGCACCAAGTCCATTCCTACCCTGCCGCGAACTACCTCAGGAACGACGCCGCGAATGAAGATATCGCAGACCATCCGGGTCGCGTCGTCGTCGCCATAGATTTTCTGCCGCGCCTGCTCGGGCATCATGCCCCAGATCTTCGCGGCGTAGAGTGTGGTTCCGGCGCGTACAAAGTACTCGATCGGATCGCGCTCTTTGAGGCTGCTGCTGCGCACGATGGCGGGCGCCCCCGCCAGCCCTGGCGCGGCCGGCGCGCCGCCGGGCCTCGTAAAGGCGGTCGAGGAAACGACCAGCGACCGGCTTTGAGGCACCGGACGATCGCCACCGCCATCAAGCGACGCGCCGATCAGCCTTTCGGATTCGACCAGCGTCTGGTGGGTCTTTTGCAGGCGCTCGATGTCAGCATTGAGCCGGCTGCTCGTTTCGAGATCGGCGTCACTGACATTGTTGTCGTCGAGGTTTTGAAGATGCGCCGAGAGCGCATCCTGTTTTTCCCTGATTTGATCTTGCAGGGCAGTGATACGTTGTGCAAGCGAGGACATCGCGTTGCCTCTTCCATTACGACGGTGTTGTGAGTTGGCGTGCTTGCCTGTGAGCCCACGGCGCACCACCCTGTCTCTGTTGCCGTGCTTGGCGAAGACCAGGGCTTGCGTTTCCGGGGAAATCTTCAACGACTTGGCGACCGCCAGGGCGTTGCGATTGGCAGGGACCGAGACCAGACTGACCTCGATTAGTTCTTGCTTCACAAACCGAATGCCGCCGGTCGGCGACCCCGATGCGTCTTTGATCGGCTCGTGTTCGAGCGCCCGGAAGCCGACACTGCTGGCGCGGAGAATGCCGGCATCCACCAGGCGGCGAATTTCATCAATCCGCGGCGACGTGCCCTCAGGCGCCAGCGTAAGGTTCGCGCGCAGCGCGTCGCTCTTTATTCCAAGGTCGCTCCATTGTCCGATAGGGAAGTCCGACCTGTGGTTGAACAGTGCAATTGGGTTGGTTTTGAACGCATCGGTCTGCCACCCGGCCGTTGACACCACGTCGCCCATGCGATCGATACTTTCGTCCGAAAGGACGAATTCCATTCCTGTGCTCCTGCTGCGGGCGTGCGTCTTGCGCACCAGGTCGCCCACCGAGCGTTCGCCATTGGGCTGCGACTGGTCATATTGAAGCTGGCAAATTTGCGCGGCCTTATCGTCGTCAAGGTCTGGGTCTTCGTTCTGCAAAGCCTCGACGCAACGCTCGATAAAGTCCTCCTCGCTTTCGTCGTCGTTAGGGTCGGGGATGTCCTCGAAGTCCTCAGGGGAAAGCCCTTTGGAGCGGGGATGCGCTTCGCGCCATATACTGAGGCAAGCGGCAACGGCCTGCTCACGAGGGCGCTTCGTGCCGCCGTTTTCGCCCATCATTTCGGGCAGGCACCGCGCCATGAATTCGGATTGCGTCTCATCCTTGTGAGGTTTCATCGGCATGGTAGCGTCCGCCCTCTCAGCAAGGAGTGAGTGAAATGGCGCAACAAGAAGCAGAGCAGGAGCCGCAATATCTGATCTGGTCTAACGAGCATCGCGGCTGGTGGAAAGGTAGCCGCCACGGGTACGCACCAGGGCTGCGCGGGCCGCTTTACGCGGTCTCAGGCGCTCGTGATTTGCCGCCAGGCAATCGCGCTGGCAGCGCACGTGGGTACGATTTCGGAGCTCCCGGTGCGCGCCGAGGATATCGACGAGTTTCTGAGCAGCAGCATAGTGCCGGCCGCTATCGTGGAAGGGAAGGCGTGAACCCGGAATTCCAGAGTTGCGAGCGCAGCTTCGCGGCAGTGCTATCTACCGATGGCCGACCTGGAAACGTAGTCCCCGGCATCCCCGGCATCGGCGCAGCTTTACAGAGGACGGCCGATGGGCTATTTGCCTCGCCGGCCCGGGCAACGACACGCACGAAGCTCCAGGAAGCATCCCAAGCTTGAACTTACCAGTCCCGGGCGTTCTTCGATCGCATTCGGGGGCGTCCTGGGGAGAATTTTCGCGCCAATTCAGCTAATAAGGAGGAAGAGTTATGAAAACCAAACTGGGAGTGGTGCTTCTCGCATCGTCGGCGATGATCGCGCCGGCGGTCGCGCAACAAGGCCAGCCAAACCCCGCGCAAGCCGCGGCGAAGGCCCTGTTGCAGGCCGCCGACAAGGCGACCGGGGCGAGCAATGTAAAGTCCTACACCGCTACCGGAACCGGCTGGATGGGGTCTCCGGGCCAGCAATTCGCCCAAGGCGACCTGCCGCGCGCGGACTTGAAGAGCTATACGGTGACCACTGACTACGCCACCAAGTCCCGGAAAGTGGACTATGTGCGCATTCAGGGGAACAATCCTCAACGCGGCGGCGGCGGAATTCCGATCCAAGGCGAGCAGCACGTCACTACTTTTGTCAACGGCAACATCGCCTGGAACTTGAACGCGCAAGGCCAGCCCGTCAGGCAATCGGCAGTGGACGCCGCGGATGGCGTGCTCGGGCTCTACTCCACCCCGACCGGCTTCATCAAGGCTGGCCTGGAGGCCCCAGATGCGGCGGTCACCGACCGCTATTACGGCCGGACCAACCGAACCCTCAAGGTCGTCGCTTTTACGGTCAAAGTCTGCGATGGCCCACAACCGTACTGCACCCGCCGGCTTACTGGCGAGTTCAACAACGACAACCTGCTTGAGCGGATAATCACCTGGGTGCCCGACCCCGTGATGGGCGACAAGATGGTGGAATACCGCTATAGCGACTACCGCGACGTGGGCGGCGGGGGGAAGCGGGCCTTCCACGTTCACGCCCATATGGGCGATCATCCCTTGATCCCCGGCGGGCATAACTACGTGGATCTACGGGTCACCGACTACAAGGAGAACGTCGCGGATGCCGCCCAGGCGGTTCCCGATGCGGTGCGCAATGCGCCGCTCCCGACCCAAAACCGCGTGGTGGCGACGATGCTTGCCCCAGGCGTCGTGCTCATGGGTGGCGGCTCGCATAACAGCCTCGCCGTCGAGTTCAAGGACTACGTCGTGATGATCGAGGGGCCGCTCAATCAGCAGCGCTCGCTCGCCGTGATCGCGGAAACGAAGCGGACCTTCCCCAACAAGCCGATCCGCTATCTCGTCAATACCCACAATCACTTCGATCATCTGGGTGGAGTACGCACCTACGTGGCGGAAGGCGCGACGGTGATCACCGACGCGCGTAACGTGAACTTCTATAACCGGGTCGTCCTGGCGCCGCAGCCGCGGTCGCTCCAGAACGACCGGCTGTCGACCAGGCCGTTCGCGCCCACCGGTCCCGGTGAGCTGGCGGTGCAAGGCTTCACGGATCAGTACACGATCAGCGACGGCAATGAGACGATCCAGCTCTATCACGTCGATGGTCTCAACCACAGCGACAACATGCTGGTCGCCTATCTGCCGAAGGAGAAGATCCTGGTCAACGCCGACCTCTACTCGCCGCCGGCGGCGGGAGGGAACCTCCCGAATGTCGCCGCCAACGCCGTTACGCTGTTCCAGAACGTCAAGCGGCTCAAGCTTGACGTGGCGCAGCATGTGCCGATCCACGGCAATACCGGCGGCAACGCCGATTTCGAGCGCATCGTCGGCCCGGTGGCGGCCAGGGCGCCCCAGCAGGGCGGTGGCGGCTGAAGCCACATTGGGAGACCATTCCGGGCGAGGCGCCACCGGCGCTTCGCCCGTTCCGAAAGGCGTAGGGCGAGTTAACTTAGTGCGCCGGCGAGGCGTGGCGACCCCGGCTGGGCGAGGCGGCCTTTCTTCTCTTACCAAGTCGGTGTGAGCCAGGCGACGCCGCCGGGCGCGCGGAGCGCCCACGAAACTCTCCACCGCATCTTTAACGCCACTGCGTCGGTCTGGAACATCGATGACACCGGCGCGGCCGGCGCCCCGTCGTTGACGATCGGCAGCGGCGCGCCATTCATGTGAAGCGCGGTTGCGGACGCCAGTTCGATCTGGGGCATCGGTTCGATCGCGGCGACGATCGCGGCCGGCACCACGGCGAGCAAGTCCTCGCCGATCGCAACCGAGCCGAGGATGAGATACGGCACGCCCTCGTCGCCGAGCGCGCGCAAGCGCATTTCCACGCCCCGGCCTGGCGACGCCACCACGATGTAAGGTCCATTCCCGCCGACCGCCGCCAGGGCGTCGATTAGCGTGCCCGCGTCCGAGAAATACGCGTCCCAGGGGTTCCCGGCGGCGCTCGCGGTGAGCGGTGCGATATTGTACCGGAGACCTCGGGGCGCCGCCGCGGTCGGCCCGTTGGTGCTGAACAACGCGACATCGAGAGCAGCCGCAGCAGAGCGGATCAATGTGTCGCCGATCAATACCTCGGCGTTCGACGACCTTAGCATTTCCTCGGACAGCACCGCGATGGCGGCGAGCTTGTGCGGTGTCATTTGCGCCGGCAACACCGCGAGTTGGCGCACCGGAATCGGGTCGCCCTCGGCCACGAACCCGGCATTCGCCGCCGAGGCGACGAAGCCGGGGGCGCTGATGATGCCGCCACCGTCGAAGCTTAGGACCGTCGAGTTCGCCAGGAGCCGACCGCCGGCCGACGCGGGACCGAGCGCCGCCAGCGCGTCTCGCACCACCAGGTGGATCAATTCCGCAGCCCACCCGGTGACGTCGCTCATTGCCGGCGCGCTCGCGGCGCGGGTCAAGAGTTGAGCGACCACGCGGTCATTCGGCCATAGCATTGCGGCCGCGTCGACCGGCAAGAGGCCGCGGTGCATACCGACGACGCGTGCGACGAGGCATCGCAAGAAAGCATTGCTGGGCGGCAGCGCCAATTCGCGGCGCAGCGGCGCCGGCTCGTCATGGCGCAAGCCGTGGGGTCTGATGTCGAGGTTCACAGGCCGTCTCCCCGGAAGCGCGCGGATGCGGGTAGTATCCTAGGCAAGGTTCGTGTCGCCAACCCATTGAAAG